GAAAAAACGGCAAGTAGTTTATTTGCGTCTGCGATAATTGCATACATGGCATTTTTAGAGCCGGAATACGGGCAGGAAATTTACTGTTTAGCACCAAAGCTAGACCAAGCAGCGCTTGTATACGACGGCTTTCATAAAATGGTACTGGCAGAGCCGGAGCTTGAAGAGCTGGCGAAGAAACGCCGCAGTGATATTTACATTGAGGAAAGCAACACGTTTGTAAAACCGATTGCTTTCAATGCCAAGAAATCAGACGGTTTTAACCCGCAGCTGGTGGTATGTGATGAAATGGCGGCATGGAGCGGGGACGCTGGACTTAAGCAGTATGAGGTTATGAAATCTGCTTTAGGCGCACGTACCCAGCCTATGATTTTGAGTATCAGTACAGCTGGATATATCAACGACAGTATTTATGACGAACTGATGAAACGCAGTACCAGCTTTTTAAAGGGCAACAGCAAAGAGCGTAGGCTTTTACCGTTCCTCTACATGATTGACGACGTGGAAAAGTGGAACGATTTGGACGAGCTGAAAAAGGCTAACCCTAACATGGGCGTTTCCGTAAAAGAAAGCTTTTTCGTTGATGAAATAGCCGTAGCAGAGGGCAGCTTAAGCAAGAAAGCAGAGTTTCTGACGAAGTATTGCAATATTAAGCAGAACAGCTCTATTGCATGGCTGGAATATACGACAGTAGACGGCGCAGGCGTTGAAAAGACCTTAGAGGACTTTAGGGACTGTTACGCCGTGGGCGGCATTGACTTAAGCCAGACAACAGACTTGACCGCAGCAAGCGTGGTAATTGAGAAAGAGGGTAAGCTATATGCGTTTACTCAATTCTTTATGCCACGGGGAAGAATTGAACACTTGCAGGCGACGGACGGCGTGCCTTATGACATATTTGTTAAAAAGGGGCTGATTACTTTAAGCGGCGAGAACTACGTAGACTATCACGACGTTTACAACTGGTTTACTATGCTGCTGGAAGTATACGGAATACGACCGCTTAAGATTGGCTACGACCGATATAGCGCACAGTACCTTATTACCGATATGGCAAATTACGGTTTCCACATGGACGACGTATACCAGGGCGAAAACCTTACGCCAGTTATCCGTGAGTTTGAGGGCATCATAAAGGACGGCAATTTTAAGATTGCCGACAACAATTTACTAAAGACACATTTTTTAAACGTAGCGCTTAAGCACAATATGGAAACAAGGAAATTCAGACCGATTAAGATAGAGCAGCGGGCGCACATTGACGGTTTCGTATCTGTTATTGATGCAATGACGGTACGGCAGAAATACTGGGAAGAGTGCGGCGAGCTGCTGAAAAACGCCGCATAGAAAGGAGAGTGAACGGTATCAAATTCTTAGATTATCTTTTTCATGGGAAAGAGCTGCGATATATTGACAGCTATTTTAAGATGCTGAACGGGTACAGCCCTACGTTTACCAGCTATAGCGGCGGTGTATACGAAATGGACTTGACGAGGACAGCAGTAAATAATTTTGCTACACATTGCAGCAAATTAAAGCCGGAGATTACGGGCAGCGCCCTTAAGCATCTGGAAAAAACATTACAGCATAAGCCTAACTATTTCATGGATACTACAAAGTTTATTAAGCGGCTTGCGACCTACGTAGCAGTAGAGCATACCGCTTTTATTGTACCTATCGAGGACAAAATAGGCAGGCTATGCGGCTGGTATCCGCTGCGTGCGGAACGCTGCGAGGTGGTAGAGGTAAAAGGACAGGTTTACTTGCGGTATCTGTTTGCAAATGGGGAGCATGGGGCTATTGAGTTTGAAAAAGTAGGTATCATAACAGACTTTGAGTACACAGACGACCTTTTCGGTAGAGGATAACCGCACGCTTAAGCCGACTATGCAGCTGATACATACGCAGAATGAGGGCATTATAAATGCCGTCAAAAACTCTGCAAATATCCGTTTTCTGGCAAAGGTGGCGAATATGCTGAAACCAGAGGATATTAAGAAAGAGCGGGAACGGTTTACCGAGGACAATTTAAGCGCCGACAATGACAGCGGAATGATTATTTATGATAATAAGTTTTCGGAGCTGAAACAAGTAGAAAGCAAGCCATACACGCCAAACGCATTGCAGATGCAGAATATACAAGAAAATGTATGCACGCATTTTGGTACTAACATGGATATTTTGCAAAACAAATTCAATGAGGAAACGTGGAACGCATATTACGAGGGAAAGATAGAACCGTTTGCAATCCAGCTTTCCCTTGTTATGTCAAACATGACATTTTCAGACAGAGAGATAGCGTGCGGAAATGCTATTACTTTTTCTGCAAACCGCCTGCAATATGCCAGCAATGCAACAAAGCTGCAAGTAAGCACACAGCTTTTTGACCGTGCGCTGCTGAACCGTAACGGCGTAATGGATATATGGAATATGGCACACGTAGAGGACGGGGAAAAGTATTATATCCGAAAGGAATACACGGAAGTAAGCGAGCTGAACAACAGTAACAAAGAGCCGAAGATTATCATACAGCAAGTACCGCAGGCGGGGCAGCAGGGGACAGACGACGGAAAGGGAAAAGAACCGACAGAGGGCGAGCCGAAAGAGCCGCCAGACGACGGGAAACAGAAAGAGGGTGTAAACAATGCCGATTAAGAAAGAGCGGGAATATAGGGCGCTGGCAGCGCCATTGACTGCGCAGGCAGCAGCAAAAAGAATAGACACAGAGTATTACGTAGAGGGATATGCTACAACTTTTGACAAGCCGTATCTGCTTTATGAATTTGAGGACGGGACAAAGTTTTACGTAAAGGATAGACGCACACGCACTGGACGGCGCAGACATGAGTGATGTTATTATGCAGTACGACCATGCAGGCAGAGTGTTTGCCAGACAGTCAAATAAGACGCTTATTTTAGTGCCAGACCATAAAGGGCTTTTAGTGGCGGCTGACTTAGGAAAGACAGACTTAGCCCGTGGGTTATATCAGGATATTGACGCAGGCATGATTACTAAAATGTCATGGGCGTTACCGTGGCAGAGGAAACATACGACAGAGTAACACGTACAAGGACAATTTTAAAATAAAAAAGGTTTAATGACGTATCCGCAGTGAGCATACCAGCAAACGGGGATACTGAATAAGCGCCGTAATTTTGCACATAGGAGTTATGAGGCAGAACGGCAGGAGTTGCTTAACAGACGGGTAGCACTACTAAAGATTAGAGCGAATTTATAACACAAAAAAAAGGAGAACAGAAACCATGAGATTAAAAGAAATTGAGGCAAGATTAGCCCAGATTAGAAACGAGCTGAACACCAGAGCGGCAGAGTTGACCGCAGAGGAAATTACAGCACTGGAAACAGAGGTAACAGACTTGCAGGAAGAGCGCACGCAGATTTTGGAGCAGGCAGAGAGAAGAAATAAGCTGCTTGCCAGAATTGCGGCAGGAGAACCGATTGACGACGGACAGGGCGGCGAGGGAACAACGCCGACAGTGCTTAGAAATTTTAGCGGAGCAGCCGGAGAGGGGGACGACGGCGACAAGTACGGCAGCATGGAATACAGAAAGGCGTTTATGCGTTATGTATGCCGTGGCGCAGCTATTCCGGCAGAGTACAGAGCAGATGCAGTGAGCAGCACAACGGACGTAGGCGCAACAATTCCCACAACGGTGCTGAACCAGATTGTGCAGAAGTTAGAAAGTACGGGAATGATTTTGGCGCTTGTAACCAGAACTGCATACAAGGGCGGCGTGGCTATCCCGGTGTCTACGGTTAAGCCTACTGCAACATGGGTAGCAGAGGGAAAAAGCAGCGACAAGCAGAAATTTACCGCTACAAAAGACGGCATGATTACTTTTGCATATCATAAGCTGCGCTGCGCCGTTGCGGTAAGTCTGGAAGTTGACACAATGGCAATCAGTGCTTTTGAGGCTATGCTGATTAACAACATTGTAGAGGCTATGACAAAAGCACTTGAGCAGGCGATTATCAGCGGCGACGGAAACGGAAAACCGAAAGGAATTTTAAACGAAACACCAGCAGAGGGGCAGAAACTTACCAGCTTAAAACCTGCTTATGCGGACTTAATCGCAGCAGAGGCAGCATTACCGCAGGCATACGAAAACGGGGCAGTATGGTGTATGAGTAAAAATACGTTCATGCAGTATTATGGACTGACAGACAGCAACGGGCAGCCTATCGGCAGAGTGAACTACGGTATTGCTGGAAAACCGGAGCGCTTTTTACTGGGCAGGCAGGTAGTGTGCTGCGATTATGTGACTACATACAGCGCGGGAGTAGCAGAGAATACAGCTTTTGCTTTCCTTTTCAACTTTAAGGACTACGTGCTTAACACCAACTATGCAATGGGCGTAAAGAAGTACGAGGACAACGACACGGACGACAAAGTAACAAAGGGTATCATGCTTGCAGACGGCAAGGTAGTTGATAAAAACAGCCTTGTTACTATCTGCATGGGGAGAAGTGCGTAAGAAAGGTGGATATTTATGAAAGGGCATTTAGATGTTAAAGAGCTGGAAAAATGCAAGAAGGCAGATTTGCAGAAACTTGCGGAAGAGCTGGGCGTAAGTACAGAGGGGACAATCAAAGAACTTGCGGAACGTTGCGCAGAGGTTGAGGTAGAGATACCAGACGAAAGCGAGCTGACAGAAGAGGAAAAAGAGGCAGCGGAGCAGGCGGCGGCAGAATATGCCGAGGAAAACGAGCAGGATGAGCCGGAAAAGGACGACGAACCGCAGGCAGCCGGAACGGTTACGGTAGAGGTAACAGCTATGTACTTAGACAGGGTACTAAACGAAGTGAAAGAGCCGGGAGAAGTTTTTACCGTAAGCCGTGAACGGGCAGTAATTCTGGAAAGAGCAAAGGTTGCAAAAATCAAAGAGTAAGCATCTGGGCTATGGAAACGTAGCCCAGATTTATTTTAGAAAGCGGGGTGCAGGGTATGGCAGCAGATGCCACAACATTAACAGAAAAGATGCGGGCGGCGCTGCGTATCAGCAGCACAAGCGAAAAAATTACAGAGGAAATTAACGACTGTATAGCTGCCTGCAAAGCAGACCTTGCAAATGACGGCGTAAAGCGGATTGACGAAAAAAACGGGCTGATAATCAGAGCCGTTACGTTGTACTGTAAAGCTGAATTTGGCTATAACAACAATGCGGAAAAATTCAGAAACTCATACGATACATTGAAAATGCGGCTTTCTATGTCAAAGGAATACAACACGCCGGAAGTGTCCGAAACGGACACCGAAAGCAGGGGAAAGCGGGGGGATAAAATGGCAGAATGGGTGGACGAATTAACGCTTGTAAAAATGACAGAGCCGGACGAGCGGGTAAATGGAAACGGCTTTTGCAGAGCAGGGCGAAGAAAGTAGGCGTACTGTTTTTTGTAACATGAAATCAGTAGGCTATAACGAGTATTTCAAGAGCCAGCAGACGGGGAAAGTGGTAGAGCGAAAATGCGACGTACACAAGGCAGATTATGAGGGCGAGGACACTGTAGAACTGAACGGGAAAGCCTATTTTGTGCTTAAAACGTATGACATTGACGACGACACGGTAGAGCTTACGCTAACAGATTTGCGATATAAGGATAGAGAGGTATAGAAAAGCGGCGGGGATACCGCCGCAGTCAATACTAATCATTTATCTTTAAAGTGTCTGGAACATTGATAGGAGGATTGTCTTTTAAAAAGCGCAGTATGATTTTACAGCCGTAAGAAATCGGCTTACCGTCTTTGTGACCGCCTCCGTATACATCAATATGGCTAATACTTTCAATACGCTCTATATTTTCCTGCATAAAAAGGCACTAAATTAGCGGGTATATTTCCGATTTGCATATCATTGGCATAGATGCCATAGGCAGGCGAACCTTTAAACTCATATTGCTTTATTTCCACGTCAACGTATTTGCTAAATGGGTTATCACGAAAGTGAAGTTTACGCAAAATAAGTTGTCTGTCTGTACCGTCGTCATTATTGAAAGTTACGCCAGCGACTTTTATAGGAGCAAATAAGTATTTTGACTGATTATGTGCAGGCGTGCCGGGAGAAGATACTGGGTTATTCTGCAAGGGTTGAAAAACGAACTTTTGTTCTGGGGGGGGGGGTAGAGCAATTATTAGTGTGCGGCAATTCATTATTTGTTTTTGCAACTGTTTTCGCAGAACGGAAAGCCAGAAATGCAAAAATACCACAAATGATAAAGCAGACAACGCCGCCGGAAGAAAGACCGCCTGAAAAACCGCTAAAAGAGGAGAAAAGAAATAAGACGGCAAGGCAGGAAAAAACTATAGTTTTCTTTTTCATTTTATAAACACAACCTTTCTAAATGATTTTAAGAAAATTATAAAACATTGTCGAATTAAAAGCAACAGAGGGAGCAGGATAAATGGCAGAATTTAACACAGTAGGACTGGAAGAGATTATAGAGGAATTTAGTAGGAGAGAGCAGGCGGCAACAAGAGCCGTACCTAAAATGCTACAAGCAGGAGCAGCGGTACTGGTAGAGGCGCAAAGGAAAGAGGCAAAGGCTATGGGCATTGAAGAAACGGCAGGTTTTATACAAGCAATAAAACCAACAAAAGTAAAAGGTGGGGATAGAGAAAAACATATTGATGTTTATCCGCAGGGCAGGGCAAGACACGGAAACGACAGAAAGGGCGATAAAAGCAATGTGCGTTATGCGACTATTGGGTTTGTAGCAGAATATGGGACGAGCAGCCAGCAGGCACGCCCTTATATGACTGTGGCAAACGAGAAAGCGCAGGAGAAAGTAATAGAGGCACAGCTGGAAATATGGGAGCGTGAAACAAATGGATAGCTTGCAGAGGGTTTTAGAGAGCGCAGGACTGCCAGCAGAAAGAGGCACATTTACCGGGAAGAAAAAGCCGACAGCTTATTACACATTTTTGCGGCTGCTGAAAGGGGCGGCAGTGAGCGCCGACGATAAAGAGGCAGCAGGCAGGGAATTGTATAGGGTTACACTTTTCCATAAGGGAGATTTTGAGGCGCAGCTAAATAAAACTCTGGAAGTGCTGACAGCAGCAGGCGCTTACATAAACAGCGTAGATGCGGAAACAAAAGAAAATGATACTGGGTACTGGATAGTACCTATAACAATCGAACTGTTAAAGGAGTGACAAAAATAATGACATTAGGATTAAAAGACCTTTATTATGCTGTCTGCACGGAATCAGAGGGCGCAGAAACTTACGGAGAGCCTAAGAAAATGGCAGAGGCAATGGAAGCTGATTTATCCGTAAAAACAGAAACAGCAGACTTGTACGCAGACGACGCATTAAGTGAGAGCGTAAAAGAATTTACAAACGGAACATTAAAGCTGGGGATTAAAGACCTTACGCCGGAAACACTGGCAGAGGTACTGGGGCAGCTGGTAGACGAAAACAAGGTAGTGTGGGCTGGTGGAGATGACGAACCGCCGTTTCTGGCTATTGGTTTTAGGGCTGCCAAAACTGGCGGCAGATACAGATATATCTGGTTATTGAAATGCAAATTTGAAGTACCGGGAGAGAAGTACAAGACAAAAGGGGAAAAAATCGAATTTCAGACACCGGAAATTACAGCAACTTTCTACAAGCGAAAGAAAGATGCAAAATGGAAAGCTGATTTTGTGGGAACAGAAAAAGATAAACCAGCAACAACATGGTTTACGACAGTACCAGAACCAGCGCCCAAAATGACAGAAGTATAAAAAGAGAATATGAGGAAAGGAGAAAGGCGTAGCGCAGGCTGCGCCTTAATTTTATGCCATGAGCGCAATGAATGACGGCGGTTATACCGTGGAACTGAAAGGGAAAAAGTACAGATTACTTTTTACACTTAATGCACTGGAAGAATTGCAGGACAAGTGCGGGGGATATGACAAGCTGCCAGAGGTATTTAACCAGAATAACAAGGACTGGGTAAAGGATACCAAATGGTTGCTTACTATGCTGATTAACGAGGGACTGTTAGAAGAGGACGAAAACGCAGAGCTTTTAAGCGAGGACAAGGTAGGCAGGCTGATACATTTAGGGAATATCCGGGAAGTACAGAACGCTATTTTTGTCATCTTTTGCAGCAGGAACAGCCGGGGACGGAAACGGGGACGAAGAGGAAAGCGGAGAAAGTGAAACGGGGGAAGTGGCAGCCGTGCAGGAAAATTAGATACTGCACGGCTTTTGTATATCGCAATCGGACTACTGGGGTACAGAGAGCGTGAGGCGTGGAGAAAAACGCCGTATCAGATTGTGACACTGTTTAAGTACCACAAGGAATATAACCCGCACATTTTCCGACAAGAGCGGGCAGCAGAACCGATAGCCGCAGAGGAAATGGACGACATTGATATAGCGTTAGGGGGTATGTAGTAAAGTGGCTGATAAAACAGAAAATATAAAAACAAGGCTTAGCTTTGACGGCGAGGCAGAATATAAATCAGCCTGCAAGGATATAAACAACAATTTAAGAAACCTTAATGCTGAAATGCGCCGAGTAACCGCAGAATATAAAGGAAACGAAAATAGCATAGAGGCATTAGGGGCAAAACAAAATGTTTTGTCACAAAAATATGATGAGCAGGCAAGGAAAGTAGAAGATGCACGAAAAGCATTAGAAAGATGTGCCCAGCAAACGGGAGGAAACAGCGAGGCTACACAAAAACTGCAAAGAGATTTGAATTATGCAGAGGCGGCACTTTATGACACCGAAAACGCTTTACGAAACATAGAAAATCAAATGTCGGAGGGTGTGCAGGCACAGAACCGATATGCGGCAGCGTGTCAAGGAATAGATAAAAATTTATCTGTTTTAAGCGCAGAACTTGCGGAAGTAAATGCAAAATATAAGACAAATGAAACGACTGCAAAGGCAGTAGCTGAAAAGCAGGATATTTTAAAAAAGGCATATGCAGAGCAGGCAAAAAAAGTGTCGGAAACAGAAAAAGCCTACGAAAGCATAAAAAGACAATATGGAGAAAACAGCCAAGAGGCAAAGGAACTGGAAGAGAAATTACATAAGGAAAAAGCGGCGTTATACGAGGTTGACAATCAGATAAAAGAAACAGAGGTAAGTCATAGCAAATTTGCAGCAACAATGGGAAGTTTGGGCGGCGCAATGGCAAAAGGCGTAACCGTCATAGGTACGGCAGCCGCAGCAATCGGCACGGCAGTAGTAGCAGGACTTGCATATACGGTAAGCCAAGCGGACGAGGCGAAAGGGCGTTAAATGATTTTTGCGCATCTACGGGAACGGCGACAGAAGAGGCAGACCAGTATAAGCAGGTTATGGAGAATATCTATAACGGTAATTATGGCGAGGGCTTTGAAGATATAGCAGCGTCTATGGCAACAGTCAAGCAGCAGGCGGGCGATTTGGGAGCGGACGAGCTGGAAAAAATGACGACCAACGCATTAACCCTGCGTGATACGTTTGAAATGGACGTAGCGGAAAGTACAAGGGCTGCAACGCAGCTGATGCAGCAGTTTGGAATATCCGGCGACGAGGCATATAACCTGATTGCGCAGGGAGCGCAGCAGGGGCTTAACCAGAACGGGGACTTGCTGGACGTTATCAACGAATACAGTAACCAGTATGCGCAGGCAGGGCTAAGCGCCGAGGATATGTTTAACTCTATCCAGAATGGGGCAAATGAGGGCGTGTGGAGCATTGACAAAATGGGCGACGCTTTCAAAGAGTTTAGCATACGAATGAATGACGGAACGGCAAACGAATACCTTACAAGTCTGGGGCTGAACGCAGATGAAATGGTGGGGAAATTCCAAGCCGGGGGCGACAGCGCAAAAGAGGCAATGAACCAGATAAGCGAGGCGCTGAAGAATTGCGACGACGAAAGCCTACAGTATACCGCAGGCGTAGGACTTATGGGTACTATGTGGGAAGATATGGGAGCAGATGCCTGCACTTCCCTTATGGACGTTGAGGGACAGATAAGCAAGACCACGGACGCAATGGGGCAGATTAACACCGTTAAGTATGATACATTCGGCGAGGCTATGCAGGGGGCAGGCAGGATATTGCAGACCAGCTTTATTATGCCTATCGGAGAGCAGGCGTTGCCGATTTTCAGCCAGTTTGCAAATGAATTGCAGCAGGGAGCAGCCGCAGCAGGCGGGGATATGGGGAAAATGGCGCAGAGTTTTGGCGACGCTCTGGCAAATATGGTAAGCGGGCTTTCTGATATGCTGCCGCAGATTACCACGTTTGCCGTGGAGCTTGTAACCGGGCTGGCAGACGGAATTGTAAGCAGTGCGCCTACAATCGTGCAGGCTGGGGTAGATATGATAACGTCTTTTGTGGACGGTATTATAACAGCTATTCCTACTCTGACAGAGAGTGCCGTAGAAATCGTAACAACGCTGATTGACGGTATTGTAGAACTGATACCAGATATAGCAGAGGGAGCGGTACAGATTATTGCAGGACTGGCAGAGGGGCTGGGGCAGGCGTTGCCGGAGCTGATACCAAGTGTGATAGATGCAGTGCTTACAATCGTGGAAACTCTGGTAAACAATGTGCCTATGCTGATTGATGCAGCGATACAGCTTGTAACTGGGCTTGCAGACGGTATTATAGCAGCGCTGCCCGTGATTATCGAACGATTGCCGCAGATTATAACGGCTATCATAAATGCGCTGGTTGAGGGTATCCCGCTCATTCTGGAAAATGCCGCAGAGATTGTGGTAGCGCTGGTAGACGGAATTATTAACGCAATCCCGCTTTTGATTGAAGCAATGCCACAGATTATCGTAGCTGTTGTAACGGGACTGATTGAGGGACTGCCGAAAATTGCAGATGCAGCAGCAAAGTTAGTAAGTACCATTATAGGAAAATTGGTAGAGCTGCCGGGACAGATTGCGGGAGCAATAGCGGACGGCATAAACAAAATAGCCGAGTGGGGCGCACGTATGCAGGCAAAAGGCGGCAACGTGATTACAGAATTTGTAACAAAGGTTATTACCATTGTTAAGGAGCTACCGCAGAAAATCTGGAATAGCATTATAGGAGCAGTTACAAAAGTAGCCACATGGGGCAGCAATATGCTTTCAAAAGCCCGTGAGGTAATGAGCAACATGGTAACTGGTATTGTAAATGTGGTTACACAAGTGCCGGAAAAAATCTATAACAGCATATCCGGCGCAATTTCAAAAGTAGCCCAGTGGGGTACAGAGGTAAAAAATAAAGCCGTAGAGGGTATGAATATGGTGCTTAATGGCATCACAAACGTATTTTCAAATATCGGCAGTACATTTGCGGATATTGGCAGCAACATTGTAAGTGGTATCTGGAACGGCATAAGCTCTGGCTGGGATTGGCTGAAAAATAAAGTTTCAAACCTTGCAAGCAGTCTGCTTGATGCAGCAAAGGACGCTTTAGGAATTGAAAGCCCGTCAAAAAAGTTTCGTGACGAGGTGGGTAAATTCATGGCGCAGGGTATTGGCGTAGGCTTTTCTGATGAAATGAACACGTAAACAGAATGATTGAGAAGAGTATACCGAGAGAGTTTGATACTGGCGTAAAGGTTGATGTAAGAAAAGACATTGATTTTGACGACGACGGGGACAAGCCAAAACCAAGACCAAGAGGCGGCGCAGCTAGTGGCGGTTTTACTGTTATCCAGAATATTTACGCAAATACCACAGACTATGCAAAGCAGCAGAAAGAGGCTGCAAGGCAGTTTAAGATGATAGCAAGGACGGTGTAGCCTATGGAATACGAAAAACTGACTTATACAAATGAAAGAGGCGAGAGCATAGAGCTTAGCACAGAAAGCGTGTACCACTGCAACGTAAGCAAGGACGTAGAGGGAATAGCAGGCGTTACAAATGTGGTATACAGCACAAACGGTATGGGGCAGCATGGCGACACATACGTAGGGCAGCGTATCGAGGCACGGGACATTGATATACTGGGGCATATCAACACAAGGGACAAGGCGCAGGCATACGAACTGCGCCGCCAGCTGCTTAAGGTATTGAACCCGGAGCTTGACGGTACGCTTTCTTATGAGTTTGGCAGCTTTAAGCGTGTAATAAACTGCCGCCTGCATGGAGAACCGAAGATAGAGCGAAAAAACGTGCTGTTGGAGTTTTCTATACCGCTTGACTGCCTTAACCCGTTCTGGCGGGAAGTTGAAGAAACAAAGGAAGATATAGCAAGCTGGGTAGCGGCGTGGCATTTTCCGTGCGTGATTGAAAAGGATAATCCTAAGAGCATGATTTACGGATACCGAGCGGAAAGCGTGATTGTAGATTGCTACAATGAGGGCGACGTATCCACTGGTATGCGGGTGCGCTTTGTGGCTTTGGGGACAGTAAAGAACCCTATTCTATTGAATGTGGATACTGGGGAATTTATTAAAATCAACGCCACAATGCAGACCGGGGACACGATAGAAGTAAGCACAAAATATGGTAGCAAAGGTGCAAAGCTGATACGGGACGGGGTAGAAACAAATTATTTCCGATATGTGGACGTAGACAGCACTTATATGCAGCTTGCCATAGGGGACAACAATTTTCGTTATGATGCGGAAAGCGGCGTAAATTCTATGGAAGTTTCCATTTTCTACAACAAGGAATATCTGGGGGTATAGGTATGGAGCTTAGAATATTTGATAAAACGATAGAGCCGCTGGGAGTAATTGACGAGTTGGCAAGCCTTTTGTGGTGCATAAAATATTTTGATGTGGGAACATTTAGCCTGCTTGCGCCGATTACGGACAATAACAGTAAGCTGCTGGTAGAGGGCAATGTTATTGTAAAGCATGACGGTAAGACGGAGATTACAGACGCAAACGGCGGTGTATGGCGCAAGGGCGGCACAGATTACCTACGTTGCATATTACGAAAGACGAGAACGGGTTAGAGCAGATAGAGGCGCAGGGCTTTACATTGAGCCGCTGGCTGGGGAAACGCTGTATATATCCGCAGATAGTGGCAACAGCCACAAACCAGAGTTTAATAAATGCTATGGTAACGAAAAACTGCGGCAGCGGAGCAACGGAGAAAAGGCGGTTTAAGCAGTTTGAAACATTGGCGCAGGAAACCATAGCAGGCAGTCAAGTGGAGTATTCTAACCAAGTGTGCGCCAATCTGGGGACAGAAGTAAAAGCACGGGCGCAGGCTGGAAAACTGGGCTATGACATTCTGATAAACGAAAGAGAGAAGAAATACGGCTTTTATCTGTATAAGGGCAAAGACCTTACAGCGAAAAACGACGAGGGCAACACGCCATGCATATTTTCCAGAGATTTTGACAATGTAAATGAGCAGGAATATACAGCCAGTATAGAAAACTGCGGCAACTATATTTATGTGCAGGGAGCAGCAGACGACAGCGGCAGCCAGCCTATTGTAACCGTGGACGGAGAGGGAGCGACGGGCATAGAACTGGACGAGGTTTTTTGTGATGCCACAGACATTGCACGAAAATACAAGAGTGGGGAAACAGAGGTAACGATACCGCTTAGTACATATTTGCAGATGCTCAAGACGAGGGGAGAAACGGAGTTAGAGGGATACGGGAAAAACATCAATTTTGTATCGACTATTAACACAAACTCAAACCTAAAGTTTAAGGTTGATTTTGACTTAGGGGACAGAATTACTTGCAAAGAGGAAAAATGGGGTATACAGATAGATGCACGGATAACCGAGGTAAAAGAGATTTACCAAAAAGGTACAGAGGAAATAGAGGCAACATTTGGGGAAAGCCTGCCTACTCTGGTGGATAAAATTAGGAAAGTGAGGTAAGGACAATGGCAAATTGTTTACCATTCAACGCCATATATGACGGGGAAAAGTATGACAGGGCATACAAAGCCGAGGATTGGGCGTGGTATTTTGCCACGTTTATAGCAAATGGAATTTTCCCAAAACCGAGCGACGGGCTGCAAGTGATTGCTTATAACGGTATGGAAATAAAGGTAAATACGGGTTTTGCGTTTATTAACGGATACGCCTTTAGAAACCCAGCCAGCCACGGTATAAGGCTTGACATGGCAGAGGGCGCGTTAAACCGTGTAGACAGAGTAGTAGTGCGCTGGGACTTGCCGCAGCGTGATATTTACATAGCGGTACTGAAAGGCACGCCGTCTGCAAAGCCACAGCCGACAGCGGTAACACGCAGTACGGAAATATGGGAGCTGGCGCTTGCGGATATTTACATAGGGAAAGGCGTTACAAAAATACAGACCAAAGATATTACAGACCAGAGATTTAATAGCAGCGTGTGCGGTATTGTGACTGGGACAGTGGAAGAAATAGATGCAAGCGTGCTGACAAAACAGTTTGACGACTTCTTTAAGACATACAGCGCAGCGGTAATGGACGAGTTTAGCGTATATAAGCAGAATATGGAAAAGTACCTTAAGGAAATTGCCGGGGTATATGAGCAGTACGTAAGCAAGACAGAGAGCTTATTTGCAGAATATGAGAACAAGTTTAACGAGCGCTATACAAATTTTGAGAGTACCTTAGACAAATGGGACGAGGAACTTTTAAAAGCCTATACGGAATTTATGGCAAAAATTCAGCTTTTCCAGACAGAGGCAGAAACCGAGTTTAACACATGGTTTGAGGGCATCAAGGACAAGCTGGGGGAAGATATTGCAGGCAGCCTGCAACTGCAAATTGAAGAACTGGCAGAAACGATAGACGGGCTGCGGCAGCAGGCAGAGGAAAGCAGCAAGGAAACAAAAGAGGCGTTGACAGAGCTTGACAAGAGGCTTACTGCGGTAGAAAGCGGCTGGGGTATCAATTATAACCATGATGCAGTATTAGGCTTGTGCTATATGGGCGCAGCGTGGTTGAGCCAGCATTACGAAAGAACAGAGGAAACGGCAGTATTAGGAGTTGCCTATATTGGTAATTCCTATCTTGCAAATACATTTTAGGAAAGGCGGATATTATGAAAGGATTCCCAAAAACATTAAAGACAAAAGAGGACTATTACAACTGCCTTGCAATGGTAGCAGCGTGGGGAACTGGACGCAGCGGACTTAGAAAGAAAATTGAAAGTCTGGAAAAACAAAGGTATATCCAGTGCGCCGTAGTAGAAACTGCGCCGGAGAAAAAGGCGGTAACAATTTATTACTGCGCAGAGGCGGCAGAGGGCATGGTATTTGATGCGGACGGCGTGACCGGGACGGTAACGGCAGTTACGCATATTCAGAGCGAAAAAGCAAGGGAAATGGAAGAAAACGGGAACGACAGAACCGTATTAACGCTGTCTAAGGGCGTAGAGGCGGCAGGCGGTGTAATTGCGCTGGAAACGGCAGCAATGGTAGCAGGAATGACAGCAGACGATATTAAGGCACTGAAAGGAGTTTTAAAACAGTATGAGTAGATTATTGGTGGACGACGTAACAAAAACAGACCGCAGGGCGCTTTTGAATGTAAATAAAATGGCAACAATCAGCGACATTGTAGCGCCGACAAGAGAGTATCTGCGTGCAAGCGGCGCAGACGAGCTGACAGTAGAGAGCGGCTGCGTAATTGCTGTAGGCGGCGCAGGCATCTTTAAGACCGCAGAAACGAAACTTACGGCGGCTAATCTGGATGCTGGGGCAACGTTTGCCGTTGGAAATGATTACTATGTGTATATCTGCGACAGCAGGGTAGATGCGCAGGACGAGCAGTATGTTATTTCCCTTAACTCTACATATCCGAGCGGCTGGAACGCAAGCAACAGCCGTAAAATTGGCGGTTTTCATTATGGACGCTGCCGTAAGGTAAACAGCAACTTACAGCCAGTAAACAGCAGCGGTGCGCTTTTCGGTACTGGCTGGGAAAGTGCAGTAAGCAACGGGATTGTACCACGCAGCGTATGGACTATGGGACACCGCCCAAAATGCAACCCGGAGGGAATGGTATATTTAGGCGGTGGCACATGGGTAGACATTTACCTTAATTCAGACGACGGGGCAGAGGGCTTAAAATCAGAGTATAATTGTGCGCCTATGACTGGCACAGAGGGCATGAACTGGTACAGATTTACAGAAAGGCTGATGAAGAGCGGCAAGCGTATGCCGGATTACAGCGAGTTTTGCGCCTATGCTTTTGGCAGCCCGCAGGGATTGGCAGAGAATAATACAAACGCATGGAGTGCAAGCTCAAATACACAGCGTGGAGTAACAGGCAGCGTAGTAAATGCAGTTTCTGCCGTGGGCTGTGTAGATGCCGTAGGGCGTGTATGGGAATGGCTTAACGATTTGATTACCAGAGCAGAACACGTAACAAATAAAGATTACCATGCAAGCGAGGGCTGGGGCTGGGACTTAAAAAGCCCGTTACGTGATGAGGGTACAAAGTACGACGTTGGTAATATCTATCAGTATTACGCTTATTCTTTGGCAGCGCTGATAGCGGGCGGCAACTGGCACGATGGCGTTGATGCGGGCGCGCGTGCCGTGAGTTGCGTCGGTTGCCCGTGGGATGTCCACGCGATTGTCGGCGTGCGTGGGGCGTGTGACAGTCTGTAGACGGCGGGCGAAAGCCCAGCCGCTACAAGAGGGTTGAGAAATGACGACCAGAGATAAAAGCGACAGACTACACCAGAAAATATATGATTTTCTGCTATACATTTATCCATTGCTAAGCAAATATCCGAAGTATGAAAAATTCAGCCTACAGACAGCGACCAGAAACGCAATACTGGAAATGCTGCAAGACGTTATCAAGTGGCAGAAAACGGCGACGAAAAGCCACCTATATGCAGCAGATACAGCATTGCAGCAAAGTAAGGAATTGCTGCGGCTGGCAAATGACTTAGGATATAGCGCAATGAACGCCCAGCATTACGGCGTAAGCTGTAGGAAACTAAAGGAGCTGGGCGTAATGCTGGCAGAGATTATAGAAGAGGTAAAGGCTACAAAGTAGCGTAAATATGGGGCAGCTGCTTACTACAGCCCTTTGGCAGCGCTGATAGCGGGCGGCAACTGGAACAATGGCGTTAATGCGGGCGCACGTGCCGTGAATTGCAACAATTACCCGTGGAATGTCAACACGAATATCGGCGTGCGTGGGGCGTGTGACTTAGTGAGAGCATTTTAGGCGCAGTGTTTTACGAAATGCTGGCAAGGACTTTATATTAGGCAGATGCTTAATAGTCTATAGTCAGAGTGGCTGTCCCGCCGCAAGGCAAAGAGAAAAAGTAGGGCTGCTGGTTAGTAGCTGCGGCGAAAGGCAGGAGCTTTTTAATGAAGAGGATAGGATATACAAAAGACCGGGACGGAAAAACAAATTACGCTTATTGGGGCTATGGCAGATTGCGGGAACGTACAGAAAGCCTATAATAAGGCGAGAAAATGTAAGAGGTACAGAAAAGACGTACTGATATTTACCAAAGACAAAGAGGAAAATTTAGACCGGGTACGCAATGACATTTTAGGGCTTGCCTATGAGCCGGGAGTAGTATCGGTATTTTAAAGTATATGAGCCGAAAGAGAGGCAGATAATGGCGCTGCCATTCTATGACAGAGTGGTGCAGCACGCTATAAACAATGTGTTAGAGCCTATTTTTAACAAACGGTTTATTTCCCATTCTTACGCCTGCCGGAAAGACAAAGGTATGCACGCTGCCTCTGATGCGCTGCAATGCTGGCTATACGACTGGGACAAGTACCATAAAGACCAGCCACTATACGCAATCAAAGCGGACATACACCACTATTTCCAGAGTATCACGCATGAGATACTTAAGGCAGAAATCAGAAATATTATCAAGGACAAGCAAGCGCTTGTATTGATAGAGCGGATAATAGACCATAACGGGCAGATGCCGGACGGCGTAGGGATACCAGTAGGAAACCTTACAAGCCAGCTGTTTGCTAATATTTATCTCAATAAGTTAGACCAGTACGCAAAGCATACGCTGGGCGTTGGTATGTATGTGCGGTATATGGACGATTTTATAATACTTAGCCCAGACAAGGAAAAGCTGCGGTACTGGCTGGCAGAAATTGAAAGATTTTTAAGGGACGAGCTGCGGTTAGAGCTGAACCCTAAGACAACGATTTTAGCCGCAAAGAACGGAATAGATTTTGTTGGATACAAACACCGGGCAACACATAGGAAAGTACGACCGGATAGCATTAAGCGTATCAAGAAAACCATTAAGAAATACGAAAGAGGAAAGATTACAAAAGAGCAGTTACAAAAGAGTATACAGAGCTGGACGGGACACGCAGGACACGCCGACAGCTACAACTTACGAAAGAAAATAATCATGCTGGCGCAGGCAGCAGAAGAGAAAGGGGGCAACATTTCATAAATGGCAGGAAACGCCTTACTAAAGACGCTGGAAGAACAGCAGGAAATCATACAGCAGCAAAGTGCGTTGATTGTGGAACTGGTGGAAACGTTGGAGCAATGGGAGCAGGCAGCGGGCTATGATGCAGGAGAATTAAAAGAAAGGGCAGCAAGGTTGTGGGGAAATGGTGGAGAAACCGGGACAGAATACGGGTAAGCGGAAATGAGGCGCTGCTGGTAGAGCTGGAACGTATTAGAGATGAGGACGACAGACAGAATAAACGTATTGCCGTTATCGAAGAGGACACAAAAGCAATACATAAGCTAACTGCATCTATTGAAAAGTTAGTGATACAGATGCAGGATATGCTATCAGAGCAGAAAGAACAAAGCGAGCGTATCAAACGGTTAGAGGAAGAACCGGGGAACGCATGGAACGCAGTAAAGAAAAAAGCTGTTGATACCGTCGTAGGACTGGTAGCGGGGGCATTGGCAACGGGGCTTATTTATATGATAGCCCAGAATATGTAAAGAAAGGACAAAGTATTATGAAAAAAATTGATTGGGTAAGGAAGTTGACAAGTAGAAAATTGTGGACGGCGGTAGCATCGTTTGTTTCCATGATGATTGTAGCAACTGGCGGCGCAGAAAATACCGCAACGCAGGTAACAGCGCTGATTATGGCGGGAGCGTCTGTAGTAGCTTATATCATTGGAGAGGGACTTACAGACAGTGCAAATATTGGACTTGAAGAGGGAGAAGTAACAGAAGAGTAAGGCAGAGCAGCACGGAGCGCTTGCGGGAAAC